AAAAAATCTGGGGAAATTTGGGGGTCTCCTTAGTGACCTATAATATTGATGGAAAAATGTTGAGAAAAAAGGGATTTTTCCTTAAAAAACACCCTTTGACCCCCTAAAATGGCCCCTTTTCCTATTGTATATTGGGATGAGTTGAAAATGAACTAGTATATACATACAATGGTGAGAGGGGGCAAAAAGGGGGAGGACATGTGATAAACGAAAATGGAGGTATAAAGTGGATTTTTTAGACGTTTCTATCAAAAAGTTCACATCAAACAACAGAACTGTTGATTATGAGGTATCTCCCGATTTCATTTTTGGCGATACGAAAGACTTGGTTGTTAAAGGTTCCAAGTTTTATGCATACTGGAATGGTTCTTATTGGGATACCCAACAAAAGAACTTATTTTATGATATTGATACTATTCTTTGGCGAAGAGCTAAAGAAATAGAAGAAGGTAGACCTGGTTTAAGAATTGATGTTCGGGAAATCCGTAGAGCGTCGGTTGGTAAGTTCAGGTTATTTCAAGATTTCTGTAAAGCCTGTGAGTCAGGCGATATATCTTTCAACCAAAAGATATTATTCGCAGACCACAAGATGAAGAGACGTGATTATGCTACTACACAATTAAATTACACACCAACGGAAGGAAATGCTCCAGCATTCAAAGAATTGCTTGGGACTCTATATATTCCAAAAGAGCTTGACAAGATATTGTGGTTTATGGGTGCGTTATTTACCAACAACATGTACAAGATTGAAAAGTTCATGTATTTGTATGGTTCGAAGGGTAGTGGTAAAGGTACCGTCTTAAAGATATTTCGAATGTTATTTCAAGATTACTGTGCTCCTATCGACTTGAAACTGCTTACAAGCAATGACCAGTTTGCAACAGGACAAGTTCAGGAAGTACCGTTATTGATTGACGAGGATACGGATATCAGTCATATTCAAAACGACACTCCGTTATTGAAATTGACAAGTCATGAAATTATTCAGGTTAATAAAAAGTTTAAAGAACCTTATTCTGTCACATTTACAGGATTATTGATTACAGCGTCAAACCAACGTTATAAAGTTCGTAACGTTGATTCGGGTATTACTCGACGTGCGGTTGTAGTAAATCCTAGTGGACAGAAAGTTAGTCATACTAAATATAATCAGTTGATGTCTCAAATCAAATTTGAATTGCCTTATATCGCTCAAATGGCAATTAACCGTTTTGAGGAATTGGGTTTTGATTATTTCGATGAATACTTTGATGTCGATATGGCGGAACAGACAGACCACATATTTGATTTTATTCGCTCTAATGCAATTCATATGCAAGACGGAATTAGTCTTCGTCAAATTAGTGAACTGTATCGTGAATATTTGGAAGACATGGGATGGAAGACCGATGGTTATAAAGCAATTATAAAACGAGAAGCCTTGCGTTATTTTGATACAATGGTTAAGGATGGCGCAGTGGATGGTGTTCGTGTTAAGAATTATTTCAAAGGATTTAGATGGAATATTGCATTTCCAGAAGGACTCGTTAGTCCAATTAATCAAGACGAAATGATTGTTCCGGATAATTGGCTTAAATTTGACCACGACAATCGTGTATTTAATAGACTTGCAGAAGATTACCCTGCACAGCTAGCACAACGTAATGGAAACCCCATGATGAAATGGGAAGATGTACGTACAACTTTGAAAGATATTCAAACGGAAAAACTACACTGGGTTAAAGTTCCGTTGAATCATATTGTGATTGATTTCGATTTGAAAGACGAAGATGGAAATAAGAACCTTGATTTAAACATACAAGCTGCTTCGAAATTTCCACCGACTTATGCTGAGGTATCAAAATCAGGCCAAGGTATTCACTTGCATTATATTTACGATGGTAATGTTAATGAGTTGGATAATTTAGTCGATGAACATATTGAAATCAAGGTGTATAAAGGCAACGCCTCTTTGAGACGGATTGACAAAGCGTCCAACAATCTTCAACCATCTCATATTTCATCAGGCTTGCCGTTGAAAGAGAGAAAGGCTAAGATGTACGAAGATGTAAAAGAAATAACGTATACGGAGAAGACACTTCGTAAATTTGTAAAAAGACAATTAGGTCTTATTGAAGGTGAGAAGCCAAGTCACCCAAACACAAAACCAACAATCGATTGGATTTCAGATCAAATTCATAAAGCATATGACATGGGTCTAGAATATGACTTGACAGATTTGAAGCATGATGTGTTTTTAAGAGCATTACGTTCAACTAACAATCGCGATTATTGTTTGGCTGTATTTCAAAAAATCCCATGGTCGTCAATTCGAGATGACGATGGAGCTACTGAAGCCAAATTGACAAGTGGAACAAAGATATATCCAAAAGAAGAATTAGTGTTCTTCGATATTGAGGTATATCCAAATCTATTTGTTGTCGTGTGGAAGAAGTATGGTGAAGACGAATTTGTAAAATGGGTTAATCCGACTCCAGATCAAATTGAGCACTTACTATCATTTCCTTTAGTTGGTTTCAATAACCGACGATACGACAATCATATTCTCTATGCTAGACTACTAGGATGTGATAATTTAGAATTGTTCCGTCAGTCATATAGAATTGTCAACGAAAAAAATGCGAAGAGTGGAATGTATTCGGCAGCTTATGAATTGAGTTACACTGATATTTATGAGTACTCGCAAAAGAAACAATCACTCAAGCGTTGGGAAGTTGACTTAGGAATTAAACACGTCGAAATGGAAATTCCTTGGGACCAACCTGTTCCGGACGAATTAGTTCCTGTCGTTGTCGACTACTGTGTCAATGACGTTGATGCAACTGAGAAATTATTCGACGCTATATATGCGGACTATGTTGCGCGTGAAATCTTAGCAACCATTTCAAAGGGTTCCATGAATGCGACAAACAATCAGCTTACTGCAAAATTCATATTTGGTGACGACCCTAAACCACAAGAGAAATTTAATTATGTTAAACTCGACACAATCTTCCCTGGTTATCGATACGAGTTCGGTAAGTCATATTACCGTGGATTCGAAACTGGTGAGGGTGGATTTGTGTATGCAGAACCTGGAGTATACAAAAATATCGCTCTTCTTGATGTAGAGTCTATGCACCCGAACTCTCTGGTGAATATGAACTACTTCGGTCCATACACACAAAGATATGCGGACTTACTTAAAGTTCGTGTCTTGCTCAAACATAATAAGATTGACGAAGTTAAACAAATGTTTGATGGAGTATTGGCTCCGTTCTTGGATAATCCAGAATATCACAAACCTTTGGTAACTGCGTTGAAGATTGTAATTAACTCAGTATATGGAATGACCTCTGCTAAATTTGATAACAAGTTCAAACACCCAGACAATATTGACAACATCGTTGCGAAACGTGGAGCTTTATTTATGGTAGACTTGAAATTTGCTGTTGAAGAGCAAGGATATAAAGTTTGTCATATTAAGACAGACTCTGTTAAAATCCCAGATGCTGATGATAAGATTATTCAATTCGTTATGGACTTTGGTAATCAAGAGAAATATAACTACAAGTTCGAACACGAACATACTTACAAACGTATGGCACTTATTAACAACGCTGTGTATATTGCTCAGCTTGAAGATGATGAGTGGTCACCAACTGGAGCAGAGTATGCAAATACATATTTGTTGAAACGCGTATGGACCAAAGAAGAATTAGTTGATAGAGATTTCTTTATCACTAAACAATCGAAAGGTCATATTTATCTAGGCGACGAATTCGTTGGTAAGGTCGGATCTATATATGCTTCCAAGTCTGGAAAAGAATGTATGTGGACGGAAGACAATGAAAACTTTAAATCTATTGCTGGGACAAAAGGATATTTGTTCAAACAAACTTCAGAATTCGATTATGAGGATGTTGATTTTGCTTACTATGACAAGATTGCAATCGATGGACTCAAGAAAATTATTAAGGTCGGTGATATCAACCAAATCGTTGATGATATGCCTAAGGACTATGCCGATACTCTGCAAATTTCGCAGGGTGATGAAAAATAGTCTATTTTGAAATCGCAGGATTTACATGGCACATAATAGAGAGGAAGAACAAAATTCTGCTGATTTGTTCTCCTTTTTCTTTTTTTGAAACCAATGTCAGACTAAGTCATTTAGAAAGGACAATACTATGACAACTATTTTACAAATTTCAAATTCTCAAATCATCCTTGAGGATGTTCAATTCTTATTCGCTAGCAACTTCAGTGGGCGTCAAGAAAAATACAATCGCGCAGGCGACCGTTACTTTAATGTTAAGGTAAACCAAGAAGATGTAGAGCTTCTACAACAATATGGTGTCAACGTTAAAATGTATGAGCCTAAGAATATATCAGACGAGATGGCCGAGAAGATGGCTGAAAATCCAGACATGTTTGAACCGTCTTATTTCTTCAAGGTTCGTGTATACACTCAATTCGGTATGCCAAGCATTGCTATTATTTATAATAATGGCGACACTCCTATCGATGAAGACATCGCACCAACTGACCGTGCATTTTTAAATGACGAAAGTCAATTGGCTATGTTGGATGATATGGAAATCTCCTTGTGTGATATGACTATCGCTCGACGAGACCCAAGTCCAGATGGACAATATGCTCGTCTTAACTTGAAGAATGCTTATATTCGTGTAGTGGACAATCCACTTCGTCGTAAGTATGGATTCTAAAATTGAATTATACGACTATCAACGGCGGGCGGTTGATAGATTGCATAATGGTTCTGTATTGTGCGGGAAGGTCGGTTCGGGTAAATCCTTGACCGGCCTATTTTATTATATGGAAAACCATCGTGATTTACCACTTTATATTATTACAGTTGCTAAGAAGCGTAATGATAAAGAGTGGCATCATGACCTAGAAATGCTCGGCATTGAAGGGACCGTTGACTCGTGGAATAATATTACAAAGTATCTAAATGTTAAAGATGCTTTCTTTTTATTTGATGAGCAACGAGCTATTGGATATGGTTCATGGGGTACATCTTTTATTAAGATTGCCCGTAAAAATAAATGGATTATGTTAACAGCAACACCTGGAGATGTTTGGATGGATTGGATGTGTATATTCTTAGCAAACAACTTCTACAGAAACAAAACTGAATTTGTAGATAGACACGTCGAATACAATCCATATTCTAAGTTCCCTCAGATTAAACGATATCATGAGGTGGACAGACTAGAACGGTTGAGACGTCATTTAGCTGTACCTATGGCTGATTTTCGAACAACCAAAACCAATAGACAATATATTAATACTGCTTTTGATAAAGAATTGTATAAACAAGTTATTGATACGAGGTTTAATCCATTTACGGAAGCGCCTATAACGAACGCGTCTGAGTTTACACAAGTTCTACGACGAATAATTAATACTAGTCCTCGTAGAATTGAAAATGCTAAACAACAGATTATGACTCGCGATAGAATTATTGTCTTTTATAACTACACCTATGAACTTGATATTCTCAAAGAGATTTGTCAAGAATTAAATAGGGCATACTATCAATGGAACGGTCAGAAACATGAACCTATACCTGATGCTGCTGAGTGGGTATATTTGGTTCAGTACACGGCCGGGGCAGAGGGATGGAATTGTATTACTACTGATACAATATTGTTTTATTCTCTAAATTATTCCTATCGGATTATGGAGCAATCCGAGGGCCGGATAAATCGAGTGAACACCTCCTTTAATTTTTTATTTTATCTCTATCTTAAATCCCCTGCCTCTATTGATGATGCAATTGAACGCTCCATACGAAACAAAAAGAAATTTAATGAAAGGAACTGGGTAGAACAAACATGTCCAAACTCGAAAGAGATTTTCAACGAACATTAATTCAGGACCTTCATAATAGATTTCCTGATGCGATTGTTAAGAAAAACGACTCTGGTCATATTCAAGGAATACCCGACTTGTCTGTGGACATTGGTCCATATTCTTATCATTTAGAAGTTAAGCGTAGTGCGACTGCTCCTTATCGACCTAATCAAGAATATTACTTAGAAAAGTATAATTCAATGGGTGGATGGGCTCGTACTATATATCCTGAGAACAAGGAGGAAGTTCTTAATGAAATGGAACAGACATCCAGAATTCGAAGGTAAACATTCATTTTTGAGCGCTAGTCAATGCCATTGGTTAAAATATGACCCTGAGAAATTGGTTGAACGTTTTGAAAATGAAAAAGCAAAACAAAGAGGTACTGAATTACATGAGTTTGCCAGTCAAGCTATTCAACATAGAATTCGCTTATTACCTGGACATACTCATCCAGCAGTTGCTAATTTTGTTAATGATGCAATCGGTTATCATATGGATAGTGAAGTATTGTTATTTTACTCACCATATGCATTTGGTACAGCCGATGCTATACGATACGACCCACCTAAGAAAGATAATCCTCGTGGATTTCTTCGAATACATGATTTAAAAACAGGTGTTACCAAACCAAAAATGGAACAGTTACTTGTGTATGCTGCTTATTTCTGTTTGGAGTATGGTATTAAACCAGAGAAAACTGATTTTGAACTTCGTATTTATCAAGGTGAGAATATTGACACTTATATTCCTGAAGCAGAAGATGTTTATGACGTTTATCATACAATAAAAGAATTTTCTGGGATTTTAGAAAACAAACCTAGATAGAAAGGACCATATTCGTAATGAATTTAGAAGAAGCCTATCTTGAACACCAAGGAACGCCACACCAAGGAAGTGTTCCTCATAGTGGACGCTATGCATGGGGTTCGGGAAAGAATTCATATCAACGGGCTACATCATGGTCCGATACAGTTGCAAAATATCGTAAAACAGGACTAACTGATACGCAAATTGCAACAAAACTAGGTATTACGACAAGTGAATTTCGTGCAAGAAATACAATTGCCAACCAAACCATTCGACTTAAAAATCAATCTATGATTATGGAACTTCATGAAAAAGGATTAGGTCCAACTGAGATTTCTCGTAGGACTGGTATTCCTGAGTCATCTGTTCGTATGAATTTAAACGAGCAAGTTCGACATAATGTAAATCGAATGGAAAGTGTTAAAAATGATCTTAAAGCACTTATCGACGAGAACCCATATTTGGACGTCGGTCTTGGATCTGCACAACAATTAGGTATTAAAGAAAATACTCTTAAGCGTGCAGTTCAACAATTAGAAGCAGAAGGTTATCATATGCATAAAGTATATGTTAAAAATGCTACTAACGACGATCACTGGGTAGAAATGAAAGTTCTTACAAAAGAATCTAATCCCGATATTGTTCGTGAACATAAACATGAAATAGTTCCTCCTAATTTATATAAAGCCGGTGATGGAACTACAAAATTAGGATTGCGTCCAATCGAACATATTGATTGGAAACGTGTCAGCATTAGATATGATGAGCAAGGTGGTACCGATAAAGATGGAGTTATGGAACTTCGTCCAGGTGTCAAAGATTTAGACCTTGGTGGTTCTAGATATGCTCAGGTTCGTATTGGCGTTGGTGGCACACATTATCTTAAAGGTATGGCTGTTTATGGAGACCCTAAAGATTTTCCTAAAGGTGTTGATGTTATTTTCAACACTAATAAGAAACAAGGAACTCCTAAAGAGTCTGTTCTTAAGAAATTAAAAGATGATCCGGATAATCCATTTGGCGCACAAATTAAAGCCAATGGACAAAAAGGAGCTATTAATAAAGTTAATGAGGAAGGTGACTGGGGAACTTGGTCTAAAACCTTATCTTCTCAGTTTGTTTCTAAGCAACCGCCTGCTCTTGTGAAAGGTCGTATTCAAACAACATATGACAAATTACAAAAAGAGTTTAACGAAATTAATAGTTTGACAAATCCTGTTATCAAGAAAGCATTGATGCAAGATTTTGCTGATGGTCTAACAACTAAACGACATAATCTTAAATTAACCGGCTTCGATAGAATGAAAGGTCAGGTTATTTTACCATTGTCTGGTATTAAAGCAAACGAAATCTATGCTCCAAACTTTAAGAATGGAGAGAAAGTAGTTCTTGTTCGATATCCTCATGGTGGTATTTTCGAATTACCAGAATTAACTGTTAATAATAAATTAGAAAAAGGTCCTGCTAAATTTATGAAAGGTGCAAAAGATGCTGTTGGTATTGACTCATCCGTTGCATCTAAATTATCGGGTGCCGATTTCGATGGTGATACTGTAATGGTTATTCCGAATAATAAAAATGGAATTAAAACAAGTCGTTCATTAAAAGAACTTAAAAACTTTGACACCAATAAATATTATTCTACAGATCCAAAAGTTTTGAAGCGCGACTCAAAAGGTAACTGGCCAGAGAAACAAAGAAAAATGGGAGAAGTATCAAACCTTATTACTGATATGACTCTTAAAGGAGCTAGTCAATCTGAAATTGCTAGAGCCGTTAAACATTCTATGGTTGTTATTGATGCGGAAAAACATAATTTAGATTATAAAAGATCTGAAAGAGAAAATGATATTCCATCTTTAAAGAAAAAATATCAAGAACATTATGATGTTATATCTGGAAAAATAAAAAATGGAGCATCGACTCTTATTTCTAGGTCAAAGACTGAGCATCGTACCCTTGAGTATTGGGAGAAAGCTAGAACGCCAGAAGAACTTGCTGCTAATCCTAAACTAAAACCAACAATTAAGAAATCTAAAACTGTGTCTACAGACCATGTTGTAGAAATGGTTAAGGATGCTAAGACGCTTGGTTCGGGTACTCCTATCGAAAATATGTATGGTGATTATATTAATGCCCTTGGTAAGATGCGAGCTAAAGCTAACAAGGTTGTTGAGACAACGCCTAACATGACAATGAACAAGGAGGCTAAGCTACAGTACAAGTCTCAAGTAGAGTCGCTACAGAACAAACTTAATCTTGCCCTATCCAACTCTCCTAGAGAACGTCAAGCACAGCTAATTGCTAACAAAGTAATTGCTGAGAAACGTGACCCTAACATGCAGAAAGACCAGCTCAAGAAGCTTAAACAACAGGCTATTGCTGCTGCTCGTGTGCGTACAGGTGCTGACGCCGCTTCTTCTAGGATTACTATTGAGCCTGATGAATGGAAAGCTATTCAGTCTGGTGCTGTTAGTACTAAGATGCTTACCGACATCATTCGCTTCTCTGACTCAGACAGACTCAAGCAGTTGGCTACGCCTAAGAAGGAAGACGCTATGAGCTTATCTAATGCTAACAGAGCTAAAGGTATGCTTAAGAACGGTAGAACCTATGCTGAAGTAGCAGAAGCTTTAGGTGTTAGTGTGTCTACTGTACAGAACCTAGTCTAGAAAGGAGAACACTATGGAAGAACTAGATTACGTTAGAGAGACGTCAGTTGTTGATACAATGCTAACAACGTTTGACAACCCATACAATCCTTTCGTTGACTATGATGAGTGGTTACGTTGGGACACTGAACACGGTTACAACACACCAGAACTATTAGCTGAAGTCATTGGCAACACTGATGATGTGTTAGATGAAGTAGAAGAAGCACAGCTACATGCTACTGCAATCAATTACATCATTGATGAAGGACCAGTCGAAGGCGTTTGGACTGTGTGCAAACCTACAACTCCGACACCAATTCGTCTACCAACTGAAGAATGAAATGTGAAACAAACTTTAGAACCATAGGGGGAGGGTTCGCAAATTTTTCCCACCCCCTTGCATCGCCCCACCACCCTAAAATATCCCCGGAGTGGGTTAAAACTCAGATTCTGAGATATTGAAGTGGGGTATA